AAATCATCAACTTAGCCCTGCTCTAAAGGAGAGATGCTCCACGAGGATGAGGATATATGAACAATAATCAAAAATTATTACTAGCCAAAGAAGCACTCAAAAGAAAGAAACTCAAAGAATACAAAGGGAATTTCGAATTATTTGCCAAAGAACAAATCAAAATTCTTCCTAAAGATTCATCCAAAGGGTTTATTCCTTTTGAGTTTAATACTGCTCAACGGATAGTACATGAGAAGTTAGAGGAACAATTAGCTAAGACTGGTAAGGTCAGGGCAATTATTCTAAAGTCTCGTCAACAAGGGTTATCTACCTATGCTACTGCACGGGTATACTGGAAGTCATACTTTAACGCTTTCAATAAGTCTGTAGTTATGGCTCATGACTCAGCTACTTCTGATGCTCTGTTTACCATGAGTAGGAATACTATTCAGTACATGAGTGACGAATATCGACCCGAATTCAAGAAGTCAAATGCTAAAGAGATTATGTTTGAACATAATGATTCTGGCTATAGATTATACACTGCGGGTTCTCCTGAAGCTGGTCGAGGTACAACTCCTACAATTGCTCACCTTTCTGAGGTAGCCTTTTGGACACATGACAGTAAGATCCTAGCGGGTCTCTTTCAAGGTATTTCCGAGGCAGATGGTACCGAGGTTATCCTTGAGAGCACAGCTAATGGTGTAGGTAATGAATTCCATCGGTTATGGCTAGGAGCTGTAGCTGGTAGTAACGAGTATATACCGATTTTTATTCCATGGTTTAAGACTCCTGAATACAGAAGAAAAGTATTTGAGGGGTTTGAATGTGATGATGAAGAAATAGTATTAAAAGAAAAATATAATTTAGATGATGAACAGATCTATTGGAGAAGGCTAAAGATAGCTGAATCTGGTGGAGATAAGTTCAGACAAGAATACCCTGCCACACCTGAGGAAGCGTTTATTGTCAGCGGAAGTAACGTATTTGATACAGAGAAATTAAACAATCTTGTTCCCCAGCCTATTCTGGCTCAGAGGGAATTTGATTACGAGTCATGTCTCTTTGAAGATGCAGCTAGGGGTTCCCTAGAGATTTATAAGTATCCTACATTTGAGGATGCTTTTGTGTTATCTGCTGACGTCAGTCTAGGTGTAGGTCAGGACTATTCCTGCGGAGTAGTTCTCAATAAAGAAAGGGAAGTATGTGCCGTTTATAGGAATAATACTCTTGATCCCAGTAAGTATGGAGATCTTTTGTTCTACCTTGGGCGTTACTACAACAATGCCCTCCTTGCTGTTGAATCAAATTCTATGGGGATTGCGACCCTCAACAGATTAAAACAGATGAATTACCAGAACTTATATCATCAAACTAAGGTAGCTAATGTATCCGAAGAAGAAGGTCAAAGATTAGGTTGGAGAACTACTTCTCAAACTAAACCTATGATTATCGGATATCTTAAAAATGCTATTGAAAATGAAGATATCTGGATTCCGTCTAGAGTCATGATTAACGAATTAATGAACTATGTAGCTGATGCTAATGGTAAGACTAATGCAATCACAGGTGGTAATGATGATACTGTGGTAGCTCTTGCTATTGCTCTAGAAGTACTAAGAACTCATGGTCATAAATTGACTACTACAAGAGTTCCTTTTAGTCAGCAAATAGGATCATACCAATATCAAGAGAAAGGACAATGGTTATGATAAATAAACCTATGTCTAAGGAAGAAAAAGAAAGTCTGAAGAAACTAATTAAACCTCATAAAGAAGTTAAATTAGTTAATAAGGAAGATAAAAAGATTTCTAAAGGTGAGTTTAAGAATTTACCTATTAGGTCTCAATAATTCCCCTTGTGTCCTCAGATGCTGGTAACTCGTGTCTGGGAAGAAAGAAGTTACAACTAATTCCAATGGTCATTGTGACCTTGACAGATAGATTGAACCATGAGAGGTTACAATGAGCGATAAAAAATGCAATCAAGAAGGATGTGACAACTTGACTTCTTGGTGTAATAGCAGTAATAATAAATATTCTAAAGGTGGTTATTACAAAGCAAAATGCAATTGTTGTTCAAACTTATTATCTAAGTATGGTATTAATACACCTGAAAGAGACGGTATGTTAGAAGAACAAAATAGCCAATGCTTAATTTGTAATACAACTATTAGCTTCTCAGCACCTAGTCAAGAAGGTTTTCTTGGTAGCGCTGCTGTAGACCATTGTCATACTTCTGGTAATGTAAGAGGTATTCTTTGTATGCAGTGTAATATTGATTTAGGTAAATACGAAACATTAAAACATAAGTTTAATGCCTTTCAAAATTACATTAACGAATACGGAGGAGTATAATGGGTATTATTAAATACAATGAAAAAATCAAAAAGTAACTGATGAAGAATTAGTTTCGTTAATTGACCAAGGAATCATGAATTCTGTTGGCGACTTTTTAAACAGTTCTTCTTTGGCTAAAGAAAGACAGAAAGCCACTTTTGAATACGCCATGCAGCCATGGGGTCATTTAGAACCTAATGGAGTATCTAGGATTGTTTCCTCAGATACTGTAGAAGCGGTAGAGGGTTATTCTGCTGTTCTATCAGAATTAATGTTTAATAATAACAAGATTGCCAGATTTATTCCTTATGGAACAGGTCCTAAGGCTTTTTCTGATGCTCGTAAAGCTTCTGATCTTGTTAACTATTGCATCTTCAAACAGAATCCTGGATGGGCTATTCTTAACACATGGGTTAAAAGCTCTTTGTTATGGAAGAATTCCATTGTAGAGTGGGAATATATTGAAGATTATGAGTATGATTTTGAAGAGTATGAAGAAATTAGCCAAGCTAATTTAGATTTACTCTTAGCTGATCCAGATGTAGAAATTGTAGGAGAATTATCCTATGATCAAGAATTAGAGACTAATGAGGAAACAGGTAATGCTGAATATCAGATGGTGTATAAAGATGTTCGATTAAAGAGGACATATGATAAATCTAGGGTCAAGATTACAAATATACCACCAGAGTCATTCCGTATTACAAGAGATGCGAATTCTCTTGATGATGCCGCTTTTGTGGGTATTCAATTTACTGTTACACGTAGTGATATCCGTAAGGAATATCCTGAAATTGCTGACACTATTGATTGGGATAGCATTGGGGATGGTTCTGCTGATTGGGCTACTAAGTATACAGAAGAAGAATCAGCACGTAAAAATATTGTAGGTGAGGAATACTGGATTGGCGGTAACGCTAAAGAGTTATTCCCATTAGAAGCTAACCAAGAAATCACTATTGTAAAATGTTGGTTAAGAGTAGACCGTGATGGTGATGGTATCTCTGAGCTTAAGAAGATTATGATTGCAGGTAACCAAATCCTTTCTGAGGATGATGTAGACTCTGTACAATTAGCTTCATTATGCCCATTCGAGATTCCACATGAGTTCCATGGTTTATCTATGGCAGATATGGCTCGACCATCTACACTAGCTACTACAGCTATTCTACGTGGATTCGTAGAGAATACTTATTTAACTAACTATTCTCCTAAATTAGCTGACCCTAACGTTGTAGACTTTAGTGCTCTACAAAATATGAAGCCTAAGCAAATTATTGCTACAAACGGTAATCCTATGAATGCTGTTCAGGCATTAAGTCCTGATACTATCAGCACAGGTACAGTACCTTTGTTAGACTATTTGCAAAAGCATAAAGAACAAGCTACAGGTTTAAGTAAAGCTGCTCAAGGTTTAAATGATACACTTTATGTATCAGGTAACTCAGAACAAAAAGTACAACAAGTACAGTCTGCTGCACAAATACGTATTCAACATATTGCAAGACGATATGCTGAAACAGGTATTAAACGTCTGATTGAAGGTGTTTATAAGTGCATGAAGAAACATCTTAAAGGTAAGAAATTTAAGTATGCTGATTCTACTAACTTTTATCAAACAATTGATGTATCGACATTACCAGATAATATGATGGTGATTGCTGATGTTGATGTTGGAGAAAATTCTAATAGAAATATTCTTCAAAAGATGCAAGTAGTAGGTCAACAGATTCTTCCTGCATTACAACAAGCGGGAGCTGGAGCAGTAGTAAGTCCTGAAGCAGCTGCTAAGATTGCTGCTAAGGCTCTTGAAGCTTTAGATTTAGATCCTATGGAATATATTGTAGATTTCACTGATCCTAAGTTTAAAGAACAAGCTATTAAAGCTAGAGAAACTGAGCAAGCTAATGCTAATAAGCAACAGAAACTAACGGAAGAATTACAACAGTTAGATAAAGCCCTTAAACAAGCTAACGTTGACTTCACTAATGTACAAACTAAGAACGCTCTACAAGATAATACAAAACAACTTATGGTTGCTCTTGATAAATCTTACCAAGAGTGGGCTAAACTTTACATTGAAGCTGCTAAAGAAGGTATTCAATTACCTGAAAGACCTTCAGCAGAAGATTTACTTAATATCTCAGCACAGATTGTTGGTACTGAAATGGAAACACCTCAGTTCGAACAGAATGAAGCACCTGAGCAAGGTGAAATGTAATAGATAGGGGGTTCATCCCCCTGTCACTTATACACAACTCAAGAAGAGGAATATGGAAAAGTATAAGAAAAGGTTTGAAGAAAAAATCAAACCAAAAGTAGACCATGAAGATGGTGAAATGAAAGTAAACCCATTTAGAGATGCACAATTTGCTTTAACCAAATCAGCATTTGCTAAACAAGACAGAGAGCAGTTTTTCTCTGACGCTTATTCGGATATCCTAACTGAGCTATTTGTCCAATGGCTTAAGACAGAACCGCATTGCACTAAAGAACGTGAATACCTATACCATGTGGCTATGGCATTAGGTAGTGTCAAGGAAAGATTAGTTCAAATCGAAACCTTCGGTAAGAACGCTGCTTACATCCAACAAAAAGAAGAGAAAGTTGATGATGATAACTAAAGATGTATACACACGGGCTATTGAAAGCCTATCTAAAACACAGCAAGCTTTGTTGAATGAAATCAGCATTGCCGATGGTAGAGCTAGATTGCATGCACCTACATTTTATTATGTAAACGAAACAATCAAAGCTATTAAAGAACTACAACAAAAATCTCAGGTTAAAACACCTGTAGAAGTTGTTGAAACAACTGAAGTAACTACTAAGCCAGCTGCTAAAAAAGTAGCTGCTAAGAAATAAGGACACAACAAATTATGAGTACAGTACCAAATCTCTCTACCCGAACCGATATCACGGAAAGTAATCCTGATGTGGTGGATGACGGATATACAAACTCAGAGTCAGAAGCGAAAAGTCTAGATGACATTCTTCGTAACTCACCAATGAGAAACCGATTAGGTCTCTCTGATGAGGAAGAATCTCTACCAGAAGAAGACGATAGTAGCGACCCGACTCCAGATGAATCATCGGAAGAAGAAGTCCCCGAAGAGAACGATGAAGAATCTGATGAAGTAGATGAGGAAGAAAACAAAGAAGAAGATTCTGAAGAAGATGCAGGTGAGGATGATACGTCTACCCAAGACACTGACAATCCATCTGAAGAAGATATCGACTGGGAATACAAGATTCCTATCAAGGTTGATGGTAAAATCGAATATGTAACTCTTGAAGAGGTACGTAAAGGTTATTCCACTGATCAACATCTATCTCAAAAAGGGCGAGAACTTGGAGAGCTTAAAAAGCAAATCGAAGTTGAAAGAACAGAAAAGTTAAACGAACTAGTTGAATTAGGTGCTTCCCTACATGACACACTAACAAGTGAAGAATCTAAATTAGCAACCGAATACCATAGAATCAGTGCCGAACTGCAGAAGGCAAGAGATGATGGTGACACTTACACAGCTCGTGAGCTTCGTGATCAATTAGACGAAGCACAAAGTAAGTACTGGGAAGTACGTAATAATCGTGAGGTTCAAGTTAAAGCAGTAGCTGAGAAGCTTCGCCAAGAGCAAGCACAAGTACAGCGACAATTGTTAGAGAAATTTCAGGCAGATATTCCTGATGTTATTCCTGGCTTTAACGAACAAGTAGCTAAAGATATCCGCACATTCGCATTGAATGAAGGATTACCTGAAGAGTTATTGAACCAAGTATACGATGCACGAGTAGTCAAATTCATTGATGATTATCGCAAACTAAAGACTGCGAAAGAAACAGGCGCTGAGAAGCGTAAAGCTGCACCAACTAAGAAATCGATTCCTGTAAAGAAAAGTAAATCTATTGACGAGGTTAAGGCAAGCAAAACAAAATCAATGAGAGCAAAAGTTTTAACTGGTGAGGGTTCAGAAAGAGATCAAATTGATTTCTTAAAGAACATTTCTTCGATATCCAAGAAACTATAAAAATTCTAATAAACAAATTTCTTTTGGAGAAAATTTAATATGGCACGTACATTCGCAACAGGCGGTCCTAAAGCCGCTGCTGGCGCTGCATCCGTAAACGCTTCAGAGCGTGAAGATTTAGCAAACTTTATTTCTATGATCAGCCGTGACGAGACACCTTTCTTGTCATCTATCGGCAAAACAAAAGCAACTGCAGTATTGCACGAGTGGCAAACTGACGAATTGGCTACACCAGCTTCTGGCGCTGTAGCTGAAGGCGTTAGCTACTCTACAGTATCAGGTGCACAAGCTAGTGAACCTATCCGTACACGTTTGGGTAACTACACTCAGATCAACTCTAAAACTGTTACTGTAACAGGCACTAAGCGTGCAGTTGATCAAGCTGGTGTTGCTGACGAATACGCATACCAACTTAAAAAGCGTGGTACAGAATTACGTCGTGACGTTGAGTTCGACTTGGTTTCTGCATGGAACGATTCTAATGGTTCTGGTACACGTACATTCGGTGGTTACCAAGCTTGGGCTAATAACGTAGTTGTTAACGCTGGCGCTTCAGGTGCTTACACAGCCCCTACAACTAAAGGTATTGGTGATGCTGGTACTATCACTCGTGGTAATGCTGATGCAAACTTAGGTTCATTGGAACTATCTCATGTTGACCAAGTTATGCAAGCTATTTACCAAAATGGTGGTAAGGCAACTAAACTTATGGCTTCTCCAGCTGTTCGTCGTCAGTTCTCTGCTAAAGCGCAAGCTGCAGGTTCAAACGTACGTCGTAACATCGACGAGAGCGGTAAGCTACGTCAATCAGTAGAAATCTATGAATCAGATTTCGGTGATGTTATGGTTGTTCCTAACTACATCATGGGTCTTGGTACTAACGCTGACACATCAGTATTAGTTTATGATCCAATGTGGTTCAACTATGCTTCTTTGCGTCCATTGCAAGAAGTTGATCTTGGTCAATTAGGTGACTCAATCATCGGTCAATTGATCGAAGAAGGTACTTTAGAGTGCCGCAATCCAAAAGGTTGTGGTCTAATCGTTGGTACTGGCGCTTAATTAAAAGTTAAGTAACCTATATAAGGAGGGAGTTTATTCTCTCTCCTTATTTTATTTTATTAAGGATTTATATGTACTTAAAAATTACAGCTGCTGATAAAACATCAACTCTTATTTCTGAAAACAATAACGTAATACTATCTTTAAGTGCACCAGTTGTTACTAATGGTGTAGCTGCTACTGCTAAAATTACTGGTGTTGGTTATGGTGCTAATGCTTTAGCTTCTGTCGCTGCATATACTGGATCAAATACTAAATATGAATTTGGAGCCATGACTGATCATGGTATTCTAAAAGTTATTTATTCTAATTAATTATGACATATTTAAAAATTACTGCTCCAGATAAAACAGTTACGTTTGTTTCCGAAAATACTGAAATTATTTTACAATTAACACCATTTCAAAATCAAGATGGGGTAAATAGAGCAGGTCGAATTACAGGTGTTCAATATGGAGTAGTAGCTCCTATTACAGGAATTCCTGCTTATGATGGCACTAATACCTTGTATGAATATGGACGACTGTCGGATCATGGGCAAATACAAACAATCTTTTCTAATAGAAATTCACCTTTCTTTAGTTAAGCAAATTAGAGGACACACAAATTATGGAATATAAATCACAAGAATATAACCCGTATAGTTTTACGGTTAAAGAATCTAAAGATGATTTTGTCTTAGAACAAGACGTCCAAGCATATAAGGACTTTGCGGCTGAAAGTCGTGAAGCCAACGAATATTTTGGTGGTGGAAAACAATACAGATCATTTTGTATTATTCCTGATATCGTAGCAATCGATATATTAACCAAACACAGAATCGATATACATAGTGCAGAATTTATGAGTAATCCAGCTCTGATCAAAAAAGTAAAACAGATTATTAAATCGGATTACCCTGAACTATTAACAGGTTCTATTATAAATAGTAAAACATATTATTAAGGAATTATTATGGCAGCTGCAAAATATGATGCTCTAGTGGCAAAAGTCCGTGACTGGGCAAATAAACCTTTGGAAGCTTCAATTCCAACGAGTGTTATTCAGGACTGTCTAAACTACTCAGCGGATGAAATTTATAGGACTCTACGTATTCCTCCATTAGAAAAGACTGTGACATATACAATTACGTCAACTGATAATGCTGGTGCGGTAGCAAATGATTTTAATAAATATACTACAATTCCTATTCCTAAGGATTTAATTCGCTTTATTTATATTAGACAAGCACCAGATACTCAAAAACAAAGTATTGTATTTAATGAGTATACTGATGAAAGAACTTTCTTTGATGCTAACTCATTTAAATACTCTAGATATAATTGGATCCGTAAAGGTGATAATCTTTATATCCATCCTATGCTTCCTGAAGGAACAATTCTAGAGTTACATTATTATCGTAGATTAGCCCCTTTAGATGCTTCTTATCTTGTTATTAGTAACAACTATGTTGTTGGTACTAGTGATTCTCAACAACCTTATTTAGATGTTTCTACATCTTTATTAGGAACACCACTATATGTAACATCTACAGCATGTTACAATAATATTGCTGATATTCCTTCTGGAGCATCATACACAACTAAATATTTTACAGGCAAAGAAGTACCTCATTGGTTAAAAGATAATAATGAAAGATTATTATTATGGGGTGCTATGTTCAACCTTGGTGCTTACTTGCAAGATGATGTAATGGAAGCACGATACAACAAGAAATTTGTAGATAATATCGCTTCTCTCAATCAAGAAGAGAAGATGCGTAGGGCACTTGGAGGTAATGTTCAAGTTACCTTTAACTCTCAAGCAATGATTTAAGGAGACTCTATGGCTTACAACAATACCAGTGGTGTTTATTTAAGCAACCCACAAGATGGTAGTAATTATTCAGGCTTTAATACTAATGGTGGTGTTTATAGCGGAGATTCTACAGGTGGTGCTTATGAAGATGAGCAAATATCACAAGAATTTAATGCCATTTCTCGTGCTGAACAGGCAGCAAGAAATGCTTATAATGCAGAAGTAGCAGCTCTTGCTGCACAAGCTGCTGCAGAAGCAGCTGAGGCAGTTGCTCAAACTGCTGCTACTACAGCTAGTACTGCAGCTAGTAATGCAAATGTTTCAGCAGGAGATGCAGCATCATATGCTGCTCAAGCTCAAGCTGCAAGAGATTTAGCAAACACATATAAAACGCAAGCACAAGCGGCTCAAGTAGCTGCAGAAGCTGCTAAAGTATTAGCACAAACAGCCGCAACTAATGCAGCAACAAGTGCAACTAATGCTTCTACAAGTGCCTCAAGCGCTTCTACAAGTGCAACAGCAGCTGCAGGAAGTGCTGCATCAGCAACTACTTCAGCAACTAATGCAAGTAATTCTGCAACTAGTGCATCAGGTTCAGCTACAAGTGCTGCCTCAAGTGCAACTACTGCAACAACTCAAGCTGGAATAGCAACAACTAAAGCAAGCGAAGCAAGTACTTCTGCTACTAGTGCTGCAGGATTAGCTACAACTGCTACAACTAAAGCATCAGAAGCTTCTTCAAGTGCAACTTCTGCTGCATCATCAGCAACAACTGCTACAACAAAAGCTAGTGAAGCTTCTACTAGTGCTTCTTCAGCAAGCACATCAGCAACTAATGCTGCTTCAAGTGCTTCTTCAGCAAGTACTTCTGCTACTAATGCAAGTAATAGTGCTACTGCTGCGGCAAGTTCTGCAACTAGTGCTTCTGGTTCAGCAATTACTGCAACAACTCAAGCAGGTATTGCTACTACTAAAGCTTCTGAAGCTTCTACTAGCGCAACTAATGCTGCAAGTTCAGCATCAAGTGCTTCTACTAGTGCTACAACTGCTACAACAAAAGCAGGAGAAGCTGCCACATCAGCAACTAATGCTGCATCATCAGCAACATCAGCAAGTACATCAGCATCAAATGCTTCAACCAGTGCTACAGCAGCATCATCTGCTCAAGCTGCTGCAGAAGCTGCTCGTGATGCTACTCTTGCTGCTTATGATAGTTTTGATGATCGTTATCTTGGTACTAAAACATCAGATCCAGCAGTAGATAATGATGGTAATCCTTTAGTAGCTGGAGCATTGTATTTCAATAGTGTTGACGGAGTAATGAAACTTTGGACAGGCACTATCTGGACTGCTGCTTATGTTTCAGGTGCTGGTGTTTTGCTTCAATCAAATAA